AACCTATCAGGTTTTGCCGGATCATATTAACTACAAGATGATTCTGGAAGCGTTGCCAACAGCAACAGCAGATGAACTCTTGGAGATTGTGGATATTGAAAAGGCAGTCTCTACTTTTAGTGATGGTCTTGTGGAGATTAAGAATGGTAAGGTGTTGTACGAGGGCGAGGAAGTTCATGGTAGTATTAGCAAGCGTATTCTTGAGTTTATGAGCAAGGGTCTACCCTTCTATCCTCTCGTTAACTTTCTTCATAGTCTTATGGAGAATCCAAGTATGCAGAGTCAAAAGGAACTATATGATTTCCTTGAGCATGAGCATCTGCCTATTACTGAGGACGGTTGTTTCCTTGCTTATAAGGCAGTCAGGAGCGATTTTAAGGATAAGTATCGTGGGGTTTTTGATAACAGGGTTGGTAAAGTATGCAAGATGACCAGAGCAAAGGTTGACGATGATCGTAGTCGAGGTTGTTCTGATGGACTTCATGCTGGTGCATTAAATTATGTTGCTGGTTATGGTAGTCTGGAAAGTGGCGACAAGATTGTGATTGTCAAGATTAATCCCAAAGATGTTGTGAGTGTTCCAACTGATTGCAATTGTGAGAAACTTCGTACTTGTCAATATGAAGTTGTTGGTGAATATCAAGGCGAACTTTTGAAGCCTCTTTATTCAGCAGATTTTTCTGAGGATGAGTATGAGGGTTATAATGATGAAGATTATGGCGTAGATAATGAATATTGGGATCAGTTTGATGACGAAGATGAAGATTATGAGGATGAGGATACGGATAGTCACGGTTTCTATAATTGATATTTAAGTGTGGTAGTCTGGCGACTAGTGTATAATAACTGATGGTTCGATTCCATCACCACCTTTTAAAAGGGATTAGTATGGACGATCAGTATGATGACGAATACGACGATGACGATTATCATGACTATGATCATCCTTCGTTGAATCCTAATCAGTGGTATTTCTCTTTCGATGTGTCGAACAATAGTGGGTTGTCTAAATGGTTAGTGGATATGCTATCTAATCTTAAATGGACTAGCGATAGCGACATTAACATATTCGATATTAATAATATTCCTGGTTTTCCTGTGAAGAAGTTTCCTGTGAATAGTTGGAATCCTAATACTGGTGGAACTAAAAAGCCCCAGTATTTAGGATCCAATTATTATGGAGAACAAATTTGGAAAAGTAAATACTTTGTTTCTGATCCAATCAATCAAGAATATAAAAATCATTTACAGCATAATGCTGCTCATTTCATTCGACAACCAAAATATTATAAGGGAATGTTTGATATTCTTAACTAGGAGTAATAATGAGTCAATGGTTTGTTATCAATGATATAGAGGATTTTACCCAAAAAACCAGATTAATTGTTTATAACAATTTTGGTTCGTGGAGCGATAAAAAAACAGTTATTGATATAATGATAGACGAAGTTCCACAGGATAATAAAGAAGATTTTGATAAAGTGTTGTCTCAGAAAGAGTCTCTGGTCATTGTTAAGCAAATAGTCAAAAAACAAAAAAATAAAAAGAATAACGATATTCGATATATCCTAAACGAAAAACTATTTATAGATATTGTAGAAAATCTAAATTCTAGAATGGTTAGCAATATAATGAATGGGTTGGTACAAAAGGGTTATGTTGAATCTGCCTTTGATAGTCAAAAAAACGATTTTATATTTTGGGTAAAAGATTATGAAGGTCTTGAAAAAGAAAAACCAGAAACCGATTGACTTTGATGTTAATTTTAAATACAGATGCCCAAATAAGGATTGTGGATTTGATCACTGGCTATACCTAAGAGAAACGCAAAATAAAAACTTTACAGTTGTTTGTGATTGCGGCACAATGTTCAAGCCTAAGATCATTTCCCACATAGAGATCATCTATACTGAATCGGAGGATAAAAGCAAACCAGAAATCTCGTCCTCCATTATTGAACAAACTATTTTGTTATTATCTGATTATGGTTTAGATAAAGAAGAATCTATATCTTTAATCAATAAAGCAAAAGACAAAACCTACCACGATACTGCTTCATCTTTGGTAAAATATATTTTAAAACATTTTGGAGAATTAAGTGACAACAATCAAAAGACCAATATCATTTAATGATATTATCGGACAAAACGACGTAGTAAACAGGCTCAAAATCTCCACAACAGCCTGTAAAAAAACAGAGGGGGTGCTACCCCATGTTTTAATTGACGGGCCTCCTGGCCTTGGTAAAACGACAATAGCGGGTGCTATAGCCAACGAAATGGGAGTTAATCTTTACACAGCAAACGCGGCTAACCTCAGAAGCACCAAAAGCGTTATTCCATATTTATTGAGAATGACCAAACGATCTGTATTTTTCATTGATGAAATCCATAGACTGCCCAAATTAGTAGAAGAATTTTTATATCCTGTCATGGAAGATTTCAAATTTAGTGTTATTTTAGAAAAAGAACCAGAAGAAATAGAAGTGCCATATTTTACTTTAATAGGTGCGACAACTAGCGGAGGTAGTTTAAGTCAGCCATTTTATGATCGCTTTACTATTAAAGAACATCTGTCATTCTATGATGATGATGAACTAGCCAAACTAGCAGGATTGAACGCGAAACAACTTGGACTAATGATTAGCGATAATGATCTTAAAGAAATTGCTAGACGCAGCAAAGGAACCCCGAGAATTCTTAATGCTAGGCTTAATTGGTATAATAACTATAAGGTATGTCACACTAATAATATTACTGTAAATGATATTTTTATGTTACAAGGTATAGATGAAAAGGGATTAGATAGTTATGATAGGGTGTATTTAGATATTCTCAAAAGCAATATCGGTAATCCTTTGGGATTAAAGTCTATTTCATCATTATCAGGAATCGCTATTGAAACCATAGAAAATAGTATTGAACCATATTTGATTAGAAAAGGTTTTATTAGACGAACACAAAAAGGAAGGATCTTAGGTAATATATGATAAAATATTTATATAGCATGATGCTTATGATAGGATTATTAGTCAGCGAATGTTTGGGTTCCGATAGTTTCATATTAACGTCGCTATCTGAGGCTCAGTCTCTATCAAAATCTACTAAACAACCGATACTATTAATTTTCGGTGCAGATTATTGTGTGCATTGTAATTATCTTAAACAAGATATAAAAGATGGTGATCTTGATGATTATATTCATAAATATATTATCTGCTATCTAGATACTAAAACTAATTCTGATTTAGTGAAAGAATATAAAGTTACGACAATACCGTACTCACTAATATTAGATCCACAAAAAACATATAGACTAACCTTAAAAGGATATTCTCAAAAAGAATATATTGAATGGCTAAATCATGAATGAAATAACGCTGCTAATACTAATTATTCTTAATATTAATAGTTTTGTAATTGGCTATTTATTAGGATCAAAGACTAGTCACGGTGTATTAGATAGTGGTCCAAAATCATTTTTTGATAAAAATAAAAATCAACCAACACTACAAAATTCGCTCTCTATTGACGATAAAAAATTTGTGACCGATATTAAAACAGATGGTTTGGAAAGAAAATATAATACTCTTGGAGAAGTTAAAAAAACTGAAGATAACATCGCTAATTCTGTTAACAAACTTAAAAATCTAAAGGGGTAATTATGGCTAAAGGCTTAGACGTAGGTACTAGTTACATTGTTTTATCTCAAGAAAACAACAACAATATTGAATATAAAGATTTTAGAGATGCTTTCTATATTATAAAACCTACAACACCAGTAGCCACCAAAATGATCGAAAAGGGTTTGGCTGGTAAAGTTTTTATTAAAGATAATGATGGATCATTTATTATTCTTGGTAAGGATGCTTTAGAAAAAGCAGTCGAAAGAAATGATGCCGCTAAACGACCAATGTATCGTGGAGTTGTTTCTGCAAAAGAAAAAGACGCCAAAAGGATACTAGCTTTTATTCTAAAAGAAGTAGTAGGAACAGCATCAGAGCCCGGTGAAAAATTAGTATTTTGTGTACCAGCACAACCTGTAGATCAAGAAGATGAAGATTTTGATGTTGGTTATCATGAAGATGTAGTCAAGACCGTTTTGGCAGAATGTGGTTATGATGCTCGTTCTATTAACGAGGCAGAAGCACTATGTTATGCTGAACTAGAAAATGATGATTATACTGGCATCGGTATTAGTTGCGGTGCTGGTATGACGAATGTTTGTGTTATGCTTAATGGTGAACCAACAGTAGTCTTTAGCACCACAAAGTCTGGCGATTGGATTGATCGTATGAGTGCTGTAGCCACTGGTGAACCAGATAGTGTTGTTCAAGCGGAGAAAGAGGGTGGCGATTTTAAAATTGGCGAACCCAACGACAACCCTGTATTATCTGCCGTATCAGCATACTATGAGAGACTAATTGATTATACAACAAAACAACTAGCTTTTGCACTAAGCAACCATAAGGCTCTTCCAAAATTTAAGAATCCCATTAAAATTGTGGTGGCCGGTGGAACATCGCAGGCTAAAGGCTATATTGAGAATTTTACTAAAAAATTAACAGAGAATGAGTTCCCATTACCTGTTAAAGAAATTGTTCATGCGGCTGATCCTTTACATTCTGTATCTAAGGGGTGTTTAATAGCATCTAAAGTTTTATGAGTAATTACCTAAATATAGATACTCCAACTTTTTTTTGCTATTTAGACACAAATTTTTTCTATAATAAACAACCAGATATTAATTCGGAAAGAATAGTAGTAGAAGTTTTTAACTTTACTAGTATTCCACAAAGATGTGGGCTATTTTCTGTGATGACTGAATATGGTAGTCAACACGCTAGAGTTCCAATCCACTATTTAAGAGCCACAGAATCTGGTGGATCAAATTATCCGCTAGATTGGATTCAACTGTGGGACAGTATTAGTTATTACGCTTCTATTAAAATAGATCAATACTCTAAAAATAGAGCAGCCAATATATTTCTTAAAGATAAAACTCTACACAAAGCTAAATATTTATTTACCATAGATTGGTGCTTGGGGCCACAATATCAAAGTGGATACGGAGAAATGTCTGCTGGGCATAAATGTGGACATTTTTTTCAAGGTTCTGGTGGTCAGTATTTTTTACAACCAAATAATAGGGTTCTTTGGATGGATGGAGGTAGTTTTATTGCCAAGAAATTTGATAAAAAACCAGACTGGGAAGTATTCGGTTTAGAATTTAGTTGTGAAAATACTGGTAGCAGATGGGTCAGTACTAGTGAAGAAGAGCTGTATTTTTATGAGTTTAAAGAAAAAGACTAATATTGTTCTAATAAAAAATAAATCTATTGACTTTCAAAAGTATGAAAATTTTCAACCATCAACTGATATCAAAAGGATGTCTAATAGCATCTAAAGTATTATCATAAACATATAAAATGTCAAAAATATCTAAATATTTTATAGTTTCTCCTTCTTTTGATATTAATATTGGTGGTATAGTAATTTTATATTTTCTTTGTCATCTATTAAATACTCTTAATCATAGAGCATATATGGTTCCGATCAAAAGATATCGTAAATATTTTGGTAAAAATACATTTAATTGGCACACCCCAGTAGAATTAGATTATAATGAATATCAAAAATCTGATAGTATATTATTATATCCAGAAATTGTAGATAATAATCCTAAAAATGCTAAAAATGTAGTAAGATGGCTTCTACATAAACCCGGATTCCATACTGGTAGATTTAGTTATGCAAAAGAAGATCTGATAGTCGCACACGCTAAAGAATTTGGAAATAATTTATTTGACATCGACGATAAGCACTTATTAAAAATTAGATATACAATGACTGATATTTATCAGAATTATAATAAACCTAAAATAAAATATTGTCACTCATTTAGGAAAACAAAAAATATAAATAAAATATATCATCCAGAAGATTCTATATGTATCGATAATAAATCTCATCAAGAAATTAGTGAAATATTCAATATGTCTCATACTTTTATTTGTTATGATCCATACACTTATTTTTTAAGATATGCAGCATTATGTGGTTGTAATAGTATAGTAATTCCTCCAGAGAATTTATCTAAAAAAGATTGGATAAATAATATTGAGGATACATATGGAATTGCTTATGGTTTTGACGATATAGAATGCGCTATATCGACTAGAAAACTATTACCAGATATTATAAATAAGGAAACACAAAATAATTTAGATATGATTACAAATTTTATAGGAGTATGTGAAAATCATTTTTACTAAATAATGTCATTATTTAATTTTAGAAAATTTTTACGTTTCGCATATAGATCTCCTAAATGGAGTAAAGTAAGAAAGGAACATCTAAATAGTCAGCCAAATTGTGCGGCTTGTGATAGAAATAAAAAAGTAGAAGTCCACCATATTGAGCCCGTTCATTGTAATCCTGAAAGAGAATTAGATCCATCAAATTTGATTACTTTATGTGATGATCCTTGTCATTTATTATTTGGCCATTTAATGGATTATAAAAGCTGGAATAAAGATGTAAAAGAAGATTGTGAAGTGTATCTGAATAAGGTACAAAATAAACCTCATAAATAAGAGGTGTTTTATGATTATGCGATTAATTATGATAATATTATTAGTTGTAGTTTCTTTTCAATACTGCTTATCCGGTACAACAGATCCACAAATACCAGACAATAAATACATTGAATATGCTAGAGATTTCAAATATGTGGGTAAAATATGCGGTAAATATAATAACGATACATCTTTTTGTGCTTCGGCTGTTGCGATAGACGATCATCATATATTAACCGCTGCTCATGTAGTTAAAGATAGCAAATTTTGCACGTTCTATTTAGGATCTAAAGAATTTTGTATATCAGAAATTATTGTACATAAAAATTTTAACGATAAAGATTTTGGTATGGCAGATATAGCATTGGGTTATTGTGAAACATCATTTGATTTATCCTTTTATCCAGCTCTATATGAGCAAGATAATGAAGTTGGGCGAGTGTGTAGTATTGCAGGCTATGGTTTTCATGGCACATTCAAAACTGGTGGCAAGTTTTATGATGATAACAAACGAGCAGGCTCAAATATTATAGATAGCATCCAACACAATCTATTGATTTGTAGTCCATCAAAAGTTGGTGATCCTAAACGCACATCTTTAGAATTTTTAATTGCTAGTGGCGATAGTGGTGGTGGTCTATTTATAGATAATCAGTTAGCAGGAATCAATTCCTGTATTATGGCTATTGACAGATCTCCGTCAGGGAAATATAATGATGAGTCGGGTCATACAAGAATTAGTAAATTTATCTCATGGGTCAATGAACACAAGAAAAAATGAAAAATTTCGATAATTTTGATAGAAAATCTTTTCGTAAAGAAAAATTTAGTTCCAAAAATAAAGATAAAAAATATCTTCCGGAAAATCATGATGAGCAAAGATTTGCAAATCTAAATAGAAAACAGATAAAGCGTAAACTTCAAGAAATTGAAGAAGAAGAAAGATGGGACGATTGGGAAGATCAATACAAATGAAATATTTAGAAGAAATTAATCATGGAGAATGTTTTTTAGTTGGTAATGAATTATATCTATTGACTGCCGATTTCAGATCTAACAATCAAAAATTATGCTATAGTCTAAATACCGGATTTGCACATTGGTTCAATGACCAAGAAATGGTTGAGAGTTGTCCTTTATTTAGATTAGATGCGAATAATAATATTATTCCCCTAAAATAGATTAAGGCAAAACATGCTCAACCTAATGATTCCGTGCGTTAATTATAGCGATTATCTAAATTATACATTACAATATAATATTGATATATTTGATAATATCTTTATATTAACTACGCCCACAGA